CTACGCGTCGGACTCCGGCGCGAAGTAGTTGCCGAGGAACCAGCCGTCGACTCGGTCGAGCCGCACACGCCACGGACCCGCCTTCAAGTTGGCGGCGTTCCCGTCACTAGGAACGACAACCGCTTCCTTGAAGTGGATGTACTGCACGGCGGGACTGATCAGGCCCTTCGCTTCTCGCTCAGCCCGCTTCTCGTCCATCGCTTCGAACCGAGTCTGCCGAAGCGACTCGAGGCCGTCCGTGATCGCGTCGAGCGCACCGCCGTTGCGCATCGTGGACACGAGTTCCTCATGCCAGTTCCCGTAAGAGACCACCAAGCCCGAGATGATCGTTCCGCCCACCGTGACGGTGAGGCCAAAAGAACCTTCGCTTGCTCTGCCGTCACGCCCGAGCATGATCACCAGCAGCGTCTCAAGCTCCCTGTCGATGCCCTTGAAGGACTTGAAGATCTTGCGATTCTGCTTGTCCTTCTCCTTCTGGCTCAACTGCTCTGTCATGCTCGATCGCTCCGTTCATCCCTGGACGCGACTGCCGGGTCCAAGTCGATCGTGCCAGAACGAACCCACACTCCGGGGGTGAATGATCGCACTCGCCCGGCGCCACCATGCCCGAAGTTGCTCACGCGGGGCGAGAGTTCACGAGCCGGGTGGGTAGGTTCGATTCGAGCCAGGGTGCCTGGACTGTACGAGGTGTCTGCCACACTTGCACTCGTGGACACCTTTGGGGACCGGGTGACGGTCTACGTGAACGACAAGACCGGGACACCGTGGGAGGTAGCCGAGTTCCTCCTCGAGCGGATCATGCGCGGACTGCGAGAGCTCCCCGGCACGATCGAGGTGAGTGCATCGGCAAGCGCAGGCGGCACCTCACTCGACCGGCCCACCCCTCGAGAGGCCGCCGATGCTCTGCTCGCCCACGACGTCACCCCGACGGCTTCTCGTGTGTCCATCGTCAACCGCAACTCGGAAGTGACGGGATCCTGGCTTCCCGTCGTCGAGGTGAGCGTTAGCGCAAACTCTGACCTGCGTGGCGGGCATGTAGACCGATTCCTGGTCAGCGCGAACGTCGAGTCGCGGACGAAGATCGTCGCTGACGGGCTGCTCGCGCGAGTGAATGCCGCGTTGGAGGCTCTCCAGAAGAACGGTGTGACCGTTGAGACCGTCGAAGAGGCGGCCCGCCGTGCTGCGATCGAAGCCAGAATCGGCAAGCACACGGTCACAGAGGCGACCATCGTTGCGCCCGTTGCGGCAACGTCTAGCGCCCAGCCCGTTGCAAAGACAGAGCCTGGCTGGTGGAAGCGGACCTGGCGCGAGCATGCTGCGGCTCTCGTCATTGGGCTAGTCGTGACTATCGCCGGGACAATCGCCGCGGCTTATGCACTCGTGCAGTTCGGACTCGGTTCGGGGGGAGGAAATTGAGCCCTGAAGTCTGGGGAATTCTTGGCGTGGTTGTGGGCGGCATCCTAGGAGGATTTGCGCAAGTAATCGCGGCCCTCCTTCAGCACTCAACGGAGCGGAGGCGGGAAGCCGAGAGGATTCGACGCGAGGCCTACCGTATTTTCTTGGTCCGTATAGACGAGATGACCCAAGCAATCGTTGCAGTCGGTGCAACGGTTGAGAGGCAGCAGGCTGGCCGAGAGGCTCTGATTCCGCCGGAGCGAATCGCTGAGACCATGACAGCCACGATTGCCAAGTTCTCGGACGCAAGCTTGGGTGTTGACCTCTATGGATCAGGGGCGGTGAGGGCATCGGCGAAGACCATGTCGAAGCTCTTGCGCAGTGTCCAGATGAGCGATCTTGGCCTCAAAGATGGATGGTTTGAATCTCTCGAGAGCGTCCTCGAGCCTCTAGCTGGTCTTAGGGAAGAGTTGATTGCGGCAATGCGAGTGGAGTTGCACGTGGCAAGTTAGCGCCGCCACCACCTGATCGCCTGCCACAGAAACCAGCCCGCGACGAAGCCGCCGAGCAGGAACATCGTCCAGGCGACGATCACGTCAGGGAGCAGCAACGAAGGAGAGACCAGCCAGCGAGAGCCAGGCAACGTTTCCGGTGCCCTGCCATGCCGCGGCGGTGAGCCACCCGGCCCGGATCTCGCCGTTCGGCATGACGTCGACGCGGCAGTCCTGCCAGCCCGCGCCGTCGCCCGACCATCCCTTCAGGATGATGATGATCTGGCGCGAAGGGCGGTAGCCGAGGGGCAGCGTGAGGAGCGTCTGCTGTGCGGTCGTGGCGGCGATGGTGCCTCCCGTGCGGCCGACCATTCCAGAGATTCCCACGAGCCCAGACGCGGAGCGTGTGGCTGCAACTCCGAGGAACGTCGTTCCGCCGCCGTACGGACCCCAGCCTGAGGAGTAGACGGGCGCGACGGGTGCGGGGTTGTTGAGCGCGGCCACGTCGAGGTCGACGGCCTCCGCGAGAGTCTGAATGTAGAACGGGACGTCGTTTGCGTCCGCGAGTGTGGGGTACGTGTAACCCCGGTTGCCTGTTGTTCCAGCCATTTTCTTCTAGTTCCTTATTACGCGGGAGGGACTGCTGATACGTACTCGGGCTGCCGGGTGTGAATCGACATCGACCCCTGGGGAAGGTTGAACGTGACGCGGGACACGATGGGCCGCTCGGCGTTTCCCGTGGGGAGGCGGACCGTGATCCCGTCGCCGGGGCGTAGCCAATAGCGAGCGGCCGAGTCTTCAACGTGCAGTCGGCGGCCGCGCGAGAGCGTGCGGTAGAGGATCCCGAGTGCCTGCCCGTAGGCCTCGCCGGCAGAGCCGCGACGCTCAACTTCGTGCACGAGCCCTACGCGGCCTACCGTCGTGGTCCCGTATGGGCCGTCGACCTGCTCCGCGATGCCCCGAACGGTTTGATCGGTGCCGTCGTCGTCTCGCCAACTGAAGATGACGACGATGTAGTTTGCGAAGCCCTCGCGGTCTATCGCAGCCTCAGAGGCCGTGATCGTTCCCGATCGGCCCGTGGCGAGTGTGGCCTTGGACGCTCCGGAATGAACGGCTTGGGGCCGGACGAAGAACCCCGTAAGCCCGTCGTGGTAAGCCTCGGCGGACGCGTTATCGATGAGTGAGCGCAACGCGTCCCACGTGCCGCCGTACTCGACGCGGAGCTCCTCCACGAGAGTTCCCATGAGTCCACTCGCGAGGACGTTGACCGGCTGTGAGTGGCCCTGAGACATCAACTGGTAGACGGCGCGTGTCTTGGAGGTGCCGACGGGGAAGTACGACGCCGCCACCTGGTCCATGACGATCCGCTCGTCCGACTGCGCCACAAGGGTGATGTCGTTCTGTGGGCGACGCACGACCCGCTCCGTCAGCACGAGGTCACAGAGCGGCGCAATCTCGGTCTTGCGGTCCGCGTAGCGGTATCCCACCTCGACCCGCAGACGCGTGCCCTTCCGCGGGTCCAGCAGGTCAAGGAAGGCCTGATCCTCAACGAGACCGACCGCGCCGTTGAACGTGAAGCGAGGTGTGGCGTCCTCGTCGATCGTCACGGTGGCCGTCACAAGGTCGAGCACGACGCCGTCGTTGACCGGGTTCTGGCCGGGTCGGTAGACGGTGATCTTGTGGACGTGCTGGACGGAGTCACGGAGGAACATCTCCGCGTCTGAACGGTATGGATCAGTGAGAGCCACAGGTCAGACCTCCTCGGGACCGTTGAGCAGGTCCGCGAAGACGGAGAACTCCGTGAACGAGTCGAAGAACGTCTCGTTGCGCTCAGCGCTCGCGGCAAAGTTCCACGCCGCGTCACCCTCGAGGGGCGAGGTCGGAGTGGCGACCTCGCGGAACGTGACATCCACGTACCAGCGGCGCGGGGTCGTCTGAGTGTCATATGGAGCGCTAGAGACGTTTACGGAGCGGAAGTACATGTCCAACCCGGCGTTGTCGGTCGAGCGCCACAGCATTGACCGACCGCGGCCGAACGCGGCGATTGCGTCCTTCGCGGCTTCGTAGGACGGGAACCAGACCCGCATGGAGCCGTCACGTAGTCGCTGTACGCCCTCTGACACGACGGGGTCAGCGCGCCCGATGACGTCGTGAAACACCGCCGACGTAGCGTTGGTAGCGGTGTAGGTCTCGACCAGTTCGGCGTTGAACCGTAGCTGAGGTGTGGCGGCGTCGATGAAGACGTTGCCTGCGGTGTCCAGTCGGGTGCTGGTGGTCACGATCTCTCGCGAACCTGCCGCTCCGACACGCTCGCTGACGACGGTGTACGCGACGAGGCCCTGCAACGCAGGCTCGTAGTCGGTCGCATCGAGCGCGCCATTCACGAGGTCCGCGCCACGGACGAGGCGTACCTGGCGCACGCCGTTGCTGTCCGTCCGTGAGAGCGTGGTGATGGTGTAGTCGGCGGCTGACAGGTCGTCCGTCTGCATGCGCTCAACGAGCAGTGTCCGCACGTAGTAACGAGCGTTGTAGCTGGAAGGTCCTTCCACGACGAACGGCTGGCGGTTGGACACGCGCATCGTTACCGAGGTCCCGGGCGCCACGAACGACAGCCGGACCACGGTGGGCGCGTTGCTCACGACCTCTTGAGCCGCGAGGACCGTTGTCCCGGTCAGGATCTCTACGAAGAGACCCGTGGTCGACTTCAGTGCGAAGACGGACACCTCGGTCGTCACGGTGTAGGTGCGTCCGGCTGTTGTGTTGATCGTTCGCTGCGCAGCGAGCGCCTTCGCTGCGATCGTGCCGGTGACGTCCGTGTTGTACCAAGTCGCGTACAGGCCGGTGGACGCCGACGCCCACTGCATCACCTCGTTCCAGAACGGCGGAGCCTCGAGCAACATCCACGCGTTCTCATCGCCCGACGCGAACTCGGGGCCGGTCATGACCCTCTGGTCGAGCAGTCGTGTGATCTTGTAGCTGTACAGCCCCGAGGAGTACCCGGGGAGCATGTCGAATAGAAGGACTAGGCCACCGGACGGGACCACGCCCTCCCACACGAAACGACGGGTGTCGTACGGGCCCGTCTCGCGGGTCTGCTTCATCACCGCGCCGTTGATCTTCCAGCCGCCGGTTGTTCCTGTTGCCCAGAGTTCGAACAGCACGCGTTGCCCAGGGGTAGCCGCTGTGAACGTCTTGGATGCCGAGCCCTGCACGTAGGTATCCACTGCGGTGACGACGAACTTGCTGGGGTCACTCCACGTCGCCTTCTGCGCGAGGTTCGACGCCTCGTCGCCACGAGCCCACTCGGCTGCGATGTTCGTGCCGCTGCTGTCGTCTCGAGTGACGCGCAGGTCCACTGATGCGGAGCCGACGCGCGGAGTGGCGGTGATCGTTGTAGCCATCTCAGACCCTCGTGCTCACGTACGGGCGGACCTGGACATACGGGGAGACGACGTTCTGCGCCGCCGCGTTGACAGCGCTTTGCATCTCGTCGCGCGAGACCCAGACGCCCACCTTGACCGAGCCGCCCTTAATGTTGTTAATCTCGCTCTGGGTCAGTTCGACGGAGCCGCCGTCTGTGACGTCGATGACCTTGCCGTTCGGCATCGCCTTGAGGGTCCGGGTGGCGCCATCGACGGTGACTGTGAACTCCTGCGCCTTTCCCGTGCCCATGGCGAGTGCCTGTGCGTTAGAGACGATGGCCGCATTCGTAGCCTCGGTGGCCTCGCGATAGGCATCAGTAGCCAACTTCGCCGCGTCGATTCCGGAGCGCTCAGAGTCAAAGTCATTGGTGATGTCCTGTACAGCGTCACCTAGTTTGCGGCTCTCCTGTTCGTAGACCGTCAGCGAAATGGTGCCGTTCTCGTACTCGGCCTTGAGTTCCTCTTGGCGCTGTGTCTGAGCGGCGAGCACGTCACTCATCGCGGCTTCGTCACCTGCGCGCGCCCGAATGACCGTCGAGAGGTCGGTGTTGAGTTCCTTCGCCATCTTTGTCGAGAAGTTCAGCTTGTCCTGGTTCTCGGTGAGATCACGGATGTTCTCGCCGATCCGAATTGCCTCTGCCGCGGCCGCGCCTTGCTCGATGATGTTGTCGAACATCGCGGAGATGTCCTCCTGGACGGCCTCCTTCTGAGCGGTGATCTGCCCCCACAGCGCGGATGCGATGAGGCCACCGGCGACCATCGCGCCACCGGCCGGACCGCCCACCTCCGCACCGATCTCGACCAGGCCGTCGCTGATGGACGTAACGAGCGTGTCCATGTCCATGGAGCCGTCCGAGAGCGCGCCGCTGATCTGGCCGAGGATCTCCGACCCCGTCTCGCGCGCAGACGCCTGAATCTCCGCCTTGAAGTTCGCGTCGAAGATGTCGTTCGCCGAGAGCGACGAGTCGTCAAACGAGCGCTTGATGTCGTCCGCCGCATCGCGGATGTCATCGCTCAGACTGCGAGCGGTGTCGCCCGTGTCCTTGAGCGCGCGCTGCATCTTCTCGATCTCGGACGGGCCCTCGCGACCGATCCGCTGCGCGGCGTCGATCAGGTCGTTACGGGCGCCGGCCTCACGGAGTGCGTCCTCGACCTTCTGAGCGGCGGCTTCCCAGTCGCCGCCCATCGCGTCTGCCTCGCGCTTGACCTCGCGACGGAGTGACGAGAACTCTTGCTTCGTCGCACGAGTGTCCGTGTCAACAACGATGCCTAGGCGTAGGTCCTTTGCCACGGGTCACTTTCCTTCCAGGGTCTCGTGGAGCGTGCGGGCGACGGTCTGGGCGTAGGCGCTCATCAGGCGACGCACTGCCTCTGAGCCGTACTTGAACACGACTCGTCCACGGCGGTCGCGTCGCGGTAGCTGCGCCTGCGTGTTGCGGGTGACGCGGTGCGTCCGGCTCTTGGGAGAGCGACGCGTGTACGTCTCCTTGGTGTTGTTGCCGTCACCGAACTCCACGGCGTAGGCCGGCACCGGGATGCGCGGGCTGGTGGCCGCTCGGAGGGTCGTGGAGCGCGCGGAGGATCGGACCGCAGTGCCTGCCAGGGCAGCGCGGTCCATGCGCGTACGCGCCGCCTGGAGCACCTTCGGTTGGGTCCAGACGCTGGCCGCGATGGAGGGCACGTGTCGGCTGAGCGCGGACCGGATCTCCGCGTCGACGCCCTCCATCTTGGCCGCGCGCTGGTAGAACTGATCCCAGTCGCGAAGCCGTAGCTTCGACGTCATCAGACCAACTCTGGACGTCCGTTGACACCGAGCGAGACGGAAGCAGACGCAACCGCTCCGAACGCTCCGCCGATCGCGCCCGGCGTGACGATGAGGGTCGCCTCGATCGTCGGCAACTTGGACGACACAGGCTTGAACGTCACCTCAATCTCCTCGCCCTCGTGCTCGTGTAGGAAGCGGGAAAGCGAGTCCGTCGTCTCCCAGTCCTGGGCGTAGTCGAGCGTGCAGACCCAGGTCGCTGTCGCGACGTCGGTGAACGAGTTCGAGCCAAGCCCGTTCCAGGTCACGGTCGATGCGGTCGGCGTGAACGTGACGCCCGAGAGGTGCTTCTTGTAGTCGGACGACGCGCCACCGGAAAGACTGGTGATGAACGTGACGTCCTTGAGTGTGTACGGCTGTACTTCGATTACAGGCATTATGCCGATTCCTTCTGTGCAAGCATTGTGATGTTGATGGAGTAGCCGTGCTTCTTGTCGGCGTACACAACGCGTGTGGCCCGAGCGGCACGTACGTCGTTGATGCGATCCAGCGCGTTGAGCGCGTCAGCAATGTGGCCGTCTAGCGCGTCCTCGCTTCGGCGGTAATCCTCATACGGGACGACGAGCACAATGACCATGTCGACCTCGTATGCCCCGAATGCAAGGTCGTCGATATTGCCGCCCCAGCGAATCTCCATGTCAGGAGCAACAAAGATCGTCGCATCCGTGATTGCCGCGTAGTTCTCGGGGGCGTAGTCAAGTACGGTCAGGTCCGTGTTCTCGCGGAGGTACGCGGTCATCGTTGTGCGGGCGCTCACGAGCGGGCTCCGAAGTGGACCGAGCCGGGCGACTTCGGGCGGAGCAACTGCTTGACGCTCCAGTCCATCGGGAAGACCGTGACGGTGAACCCGTCCGGGCCGAGACCGTTGTTGTCCCCAGCCTCAGCGGCTCGCCAAAGCGCCCGCGCCTGCTTGATCTGTGCGAGGCGGTGGCGCGAGTACGCCACCGCGGCGACCGAGTATCCCGAGTACGCGATGCACTGGTCGTAGGCGGCGAGCAGGTACTCACCGAGTTCGTCGTCGTCAACAGGAGCATCGGGCCACTGGGCACGCGCTTCCTCGAACGTGACCCACCCGATGAGTACCGGCTCGTCCACGGTCAGGCTCCGGTGACCTTGACGAGGCCCTTGCCGGCCGCGATGATCGCCCACTTGCCGTAGAGGCCGACCTCGATGCCACCGCGAGCGACGTCCAGCGCCTCAACGCGAACCGGCGCACCGGCGTACTCGAAGAGGGTCAGCGCCTCGCGCGAGCCGACGATGACGGAGCCGTTGAGGCTCGGCGTGTTCGCCGGGACGACCTTGAACCCAGCGAAGTTCGCAGCGTCGAAGCCAACGGACACGGACAGGTACTCGAGCACCTGGTCCTTCTTGCTGAAGAGCAGTTCCTCGTAGAGGTCCTGGCCGACGATCGCGAAGTCCGGGGTGAGGCTCGCCTCGTCGTTGATGAGGTTGAGGATTCCCTTGGCCATGAGGACAGACGCCTTGGCGACACCCGTGACAGGAGCGACACCCGTGACGGCGGTCGACTCCGCCGAGATACGCGCGATGACCTTGTTGTCGATCTTGCGTGCGTAGTCGTTCGTGGCCTGGCGAAGTGCGGCCTCGATGAAGCCCGCGTTGCCGCTGTCCGCGAGGTCACGGTCGAAGACCCAACCTCCAGCCAACTTCGCCGGGTTCGCGGTCACGAGTTCGGTGCCAACGTCCGAGGTCGGGACCTCGTTCGGGAAGCCGCTCCAGTCGTTGACCGAGAGCTTGTCCGTGAAGCGCCAGCCGTAGACGACGCCGGACGTTCCCGGCGTGAAGGTGGCGTGGTTGACGAGCGGCGCGTAGCGCTGCGTGTAGGTCTTGCCCGACCACAGTTCACCGAGGAACTGCGGGACGGCGACGTTGTCGAGGATGCCGCCGTCGTGGCCGTTGCCTGCCGGGATGTCGGTCAGCGCGGCGTTAAGGACCTGCTGGGCCTTGCCCGAGGCGATCAGGCTCGAAGCCTGGTGAAGAGAAATTTCCTTGCCGGTGTTGGCGTTCTTCGCGGACGCCACCAGGTCGGCGGGAGCGGTGACGTTGTCGGTCACGTGACTCTCACTTTCTGTGTTGGTTGTGTCGTCGGCGGGCGCCTCGGACGCGGTTACTGAGGGGGCCTCCGGGGCCGTAGGGGTTACCGACGCGGAGCGATCGGCGTCGGGGTCACCCACGGGCGCGGAGGGGTCTGGGAGTTCGCCGCAGTCGGACGCGGCGAGGGCGTACACGGACGCGGACGGGAACGCGGGGCGGACGACGGCTCCGGCTCCGGTGAGGTCTCCGGCGAGGAGGTGTCCGTCGCGGATCACCGGGCGCTCGACCTCGACCGAGAGGCAGGCGCGCAGTCCCTCGCGAACCTCTTCGAGGAGGTCGTTGCCCGCGGTCGTTGCGGCGATGCGGAAGGTGGCGTGGAGCCCGTCCTCGCGCGCCTCGATCGACGTTGCGCGACCGACCGGACGCAGCCCGTCGTGCTCGATGTTGAGGACGACCTTGGACACGTCCTCAGGGACGGTGACGCTCGATGCGGAGGCGGTGACGAGCCCTGCGCTCGTTGCGCCCGGCTCGTTGAAGGGGAGAAGCAGTCCGGTGATAGAGCGCTCTCCGGACGATGCGACGAGGCTAGATGAATAGATGGTCAGCACGAGTCAGTCCTCCAGAGCCGCAGGCTCGGGCGGCGTTGTCGCGAGGTATGAGAGGTCGAAGACGACGTAGGTTCCGCGCGGGACAACGTCGTCCATGGAGAGGCGGTTGACGATCGGGTCCGCCCAGAAGTTAAAGGTCGTGTCGAGGAACCACGAGCGCTGGTTGTTGAGGTTCGCGTACGTGAGGTTTGCGCTCGAACCGGTCGAGACAGCGGCGTCGATCAACGCGGACGGAATGCCCATGTGCTGTGCGATGTTGACGGCTACGGAGTTCTGGACCTCGACGAAGTAGTCCGACTCGACGTTGTTGTGCTCTCGAATCTCGATGCCTGCCGGTGTAACGACGATCGAGCCGTTGGAGTCGCGGAGGGCGGCGGCGTAGTTGTCGCGGACCTGGGCGACCTCGTCGGAGTCCAGTTGTGAGTCGTCGGTGACGTGAATCTCTGTCTGGGCGGCTGGAGTGCGGAGGCGCTGGTCCCGGATCGTCTCGACGTTGAGAGCGGCGCGGAGCGTGCGCTGGGCGACGGCGAGGATTCCGCCCGGGATGGGGCCCGGGATGAGGATGCCGTCAGCTACAACCTGGTTGCCGACGACCACGCGGCCCTGACCGTCGAAGTGCCAGTCCTCGCGGGGGCAGCGGCTCGCCTGAATGATCTGACCGTCCGCGCCGCGCTCGACGAACCAGAACGCCCACCCGGTGAAGATCAGATCGTCAAGAGTGAGTGCGAGGCGCATCTGTGGGCTGATCGCGCCGTTGGTGCGGGTCAGCCAGAGCGGGGTCTCGATCATCTGCTCGCCACCGGCCTTGTAGGCGCGGAGCGGGGTGCGGCTGATCTGGCCGGTGATGAGGTTGCGCCCCGCTGCTACGGACGGGATGCCGAGAGCCTGGTTCTTGTCCATCGGGAGGCCGACTAGGAAGTCCGGCATAGAGATGGTGGCGAGAGAGTGAGGGCGAGTCGTCGCGTAGTACTGCGCCGATCCAGGCGCTACACCGGCCGGTACATAGACGGAACCCCGTAGGCTATTTGCGTCACTGATTCGGCGGGTGAATAGACCCAACTACATTCGCTCCGATAGTTATGCTGAGCCCTCGGGCAGGAGGATTGGAGAACTCCCGCCCGAGGGTGTCATGACAGCACCTGAAATAGATATCTCTATCTTATCGGGATTTCTCGAAGCAATGCATAAGAACCGTCACGCGTTGTCGAGGATGATCGGCTTTTGTCTCGGGTTCTGCTCCAACTCCCAGACGGCGAGCGCGGCCGCGCGGATGGGGGAGATGTCACCGTCCGAGCGGTGCCAGTTGAGGTAGCGGCCCTTGCCCTCCGGGTCTGAGCGCCACTGCGCGCCCATCACCGCGTTCGTCAGGCCGACGTTCGACTTCGGGTAGCGGAGGGATCGGGAGTCGACGGCCTTGACGATGTTGTCCTGTCCGGCCATGACCGCGCGAGAGTCGTGCGCGACGACGCGGTTTGCAACCTTCTTCTGTCGCTTGAGGACTTCGGTCGGCTGCGTCATGGCCGACTTCGCGAGGCCGTCGTAGACGACACGCGCCTTCGGGAAGCGGACGAGGAGGTCGTAGAGGAACTTCGGCGTCCAGTCCGTGTTGGCACGCTGGGCGAGCAGTTCCACCCGGAGCTGGTCCCCGTCTCGCCACGCTGCGACGACGGACGAGGACTTGGACTCCGGCTGTGCGTCGAAGGCGAGCACGAACTCGTTCGGCTTCTCCGAGAACTCGGCAGCGCACTCGTTCCACGCCGCGATGTCGAACGCTCCCGAGAACGCGCCGCGCGGCCAGACACCCAGGTACTCCTGTGCCCAGGTGGCGTCGTCCAAGCCGGCACGGCGAGCCCGCATCTTGTCCAGCGTCGTCAGGGTGCCGATGCCGGGCAGGACGCGCTGCCACATCTCTTCGTCGGCCAGGTCGATGTCTGCGATGTCGTCTCCGGCCGTGTACATGCTCGTGGCGTGTCCCGGTTGTTCCGAGAGGCCTGCCTGGAGCGCGTCCCAGAACCATCCGGCGCGGCTGTCGCCGGGTGTCCCGGCGAGGATGACCTGTCCGTCCGCGACGGTGTCGAGGATCGGCATGATGCCCTGCTTCAGGTTGGCACCCTGCTCAGGATCGAAGGACTGGGCCTCGTCGATAAACGCCACGCGCGCCTCGTCACCGCGATACGAGTCCTCGTGAGGCGCGACGGACCACATGCGCGAGCCGTTCGCGAAGTCCATGTCCACGATCGCGCCGCGACGGATCTTCGGGCCGCCCGCATCCTCGGGGTAGAAGCGGTCCAGGCGCCGGGCGTGGCTCATAAAGCGGTCCCGGGACTTCGAGCCCGTCTGGGCCGTGATCACGATGTACGTGTCGTCCTCGAGGTCCATCAACCCGAGCATCCACGCCCAGACTGCCTCGGTCTTGCCGTTGCGTCGGCCCCAACAGATCGAAGTCGTCTCAATTCCGCGGTCAAGCAGGTCGCCCAGGGCGATTTGATGTGCGTGGAGGGTGATGCCTAGCATCTCTGCTCCGCGCAAGCTGTACTTACTCATATGTTCAATCACTTACCGAAAGAGAATTGTGACGGGCAAGGAACGAGGACTCTCGTGAGTCTTAAAAGGACGTTCGTGTGCGTGCATCACCACGTGCGGATGCCGTCCGACTGATCGCGACGCGCACGCATTCGAGACTGTGCGAGTGCCTGACCTGCCGACTCGTTGCATCGACCGTGCGCGGGCCACGTGTTGTTGACGTCGTTCGACGCTCCGCCCATCGCGCGAGGCACGACGTGGTCGACGTGCCACCGCATGGCGGTCGTGACCGGGCGCCCGCACTTCGAGCAGGGGAGCGGGCCGGCCGTGAGCCTCGCCGTCCAGTACGCCCTCAGCTTCCCGACGTTGTAGCGCGTCGGGTCCTTCGCGCTCACCACAGCCGTCCTCGGTCGCAGGTCTTGCAGAACACGGAGCCGTCCGTCCTCGGTCGTCCGCAGGTCGGGTTCGCGCAGGGCAGCGAGTCGAAGTCGCCGGTGTCCCTCTCGCGCCCGCTCTTCTTGCCTCCGCCTGTTCCACCGCGCTCGGGCTGGTCGTGTCCTGAGGAGGAACCTCGACGTCTTGGCGCTACCGTGTGCCCATGACGCGCAACGGTCGGCTCATCGTCCGGGTTTCGGGCTACGGCCTGGTCGTCCTCGGACTGCTCATGGTCTTGGTCCCGTCCTCGATGTGCGGCTCGATCGCCTTCAACGACTGCGCGTCGAACACTCCGTTCGACGAGACGGGCTTCGACTTCTTCGGGCACGGACTGCAGACGTTCCTGCTCTTCGCCTTCGTGGTCGCGGGCGGAGTCGCGGTCGTCCTCTCCCACTTGCTGCCGGAGCGCCGCTGACCCGTTCATCGTCCCGACTCCAGCGAGTCCGCGATCCGCTCAAGCGCCGTTGCCTGTCGCTCCGCGATGTCCGCGAGACGTTCGATCGCGGTGTACACCGAGTCGATGTCCGCCTCGTAGTAGACCTGCTTGCCCTCTGTGTCCGTGTAGTACGCCATGCTCTTCGCCCGTTCTCGTCCGGCCAGCCTCGTGCTGGTCCGGTTGGCGTCTCTGCGTCTCTCGTCGGGGCGTCTGACCCCTCGTCGTTCTCGTTGGAATTCCAACCCTCGAGTTTGGTCCGGTTGGTCCGGGGTAAACCCCGGAGACCAAGGACCAAACCCTCGATCTGGGTTTGGGGTTTGGTCTCTGCTTGGTCCCAGACCAAGGCGGACCAAGCTCAGACGCGCGCGTACCTCGTCTGTGAGCCCGTGCCGGTCTTGGTGATCTGCAACTCCTCCTGCATCCACGTGAGGACCTGGGGGAGGCGACTCTTGCGCTCGATGCCGGTCTCGTCGGAGATCGCGCGTGCGCTCACGTGTCCGGCGTCGATCGCGTCCAGGACGGCGCGCTGCTCATCGTCGGACGGCTGTCCGGCGAGGTGCGCCGCAAGCGCGGCTTTCACCTGTCCGATACTTCGGATCGCGGCACCCTCCGAGCCGGACATTTGGTACGACTCGAAGTTGTCGTCGGTCTCCGGCTGAGGCGCGCCCTTGATCTTCGCCTTCGACCAGAGCGCGGTCTTCTCATGGCCCTTGCCGACCGGGACGACTTGGACCTGGACGTCCGTCTTCGCGCGCTGACCGGATGCGCCGCGTGCGTGGTCACCCGTGTGCCCGGAGTGGTGGACCACGACCGCAAGGTGACGCGCCTTGTCGGCGTCGGCCTTGATCTGGCGGAGGAGCGTGACCATCGCGGCGTTGTCGTTCTCGTTGATGCCCGGCGCGAGATCGATCTGTGTGTCGTAGACGATCATCGCTGGCATGAAGCCTCGCGCGTGGATCTCACCGAGGAGTCTATGGACGCTGTCCGCGGGGCTGGGGGTGTACGCGTCACGACCCGTTCCCCATGCCATTTCCAGCACGTCACCCTGGCCGCCGTCGAGGAGCCAGAAATGCTCCTGGACCACGGCGGCATCGGCTTCCGGGTGGGCGAGCAACCAGGCGTGGACCTGGATGCGGAACGTCGCACCACCCTCGTTCGCGACGTAGACCACGTGCTGTGGCCCCGCGACGTTCAGATCGTGCCCGAGCCACATGTCCAGGCCAGCCGCGACCGACAGCGCCAGGTCGAGGACGTAGAGCGTCTTGCCGGAGTACGGCGGTCCGTAGACCTGCGCGAGGCCGGTCCGGTGTATGCGACCCGGCACGAGCCAGTCGACCTGCGGAGGATTCGCCATCCAGTCGATCGGGCGGAGACGGTTCGGGAACTTCTCCCAGTACTCGTACTCCTCGCGCTCTGCCGCGGTCAGGGACTCGAGCCAGATCTCGTGCTGAATCGCGTCGTCGAGCTCCTCGACGGTGACGTCTTGCGCGGCGGCAAGCGCCATCAGCGTCTCCCAGTCGATCGGGTCTGGAGCCCACGGGTCGTTGAACGGCGTCGAAGTCGCCGCGACCGGGGGCACCGGTGGAGTACTTGCGCTCAC